CGCTCTACCTGCGCGCATGGGAGAGCCCGCCGGACACGCGGCCGAACGACGTCGATGCGTGGCGGCGTGCGAACCCTGCGATCGGGATACGGATCGACGAGGAGTTCGTCAGGAACGAGATGCGCACCCTCTGCGGGACGCCGCAAGGCATCGCGGAATTCAACCGCGAGCGGCTCGGCATCCGCGAGGGCGGCGAGGGCGAGTCGGGCGTCATCCCGTGGCCGAAATGGCGGGCTCTCGCTACCAAGCCGCCGAGCCGGATGGACAGCATCACGTACGGTCTGGCCGTGGCCGCCGATTCCTCGTACGCGAGCGTCGGGTCGGCCGGCCGGCTGCCGAACGGCCACCTCTACGTGGATAACGTGGAGTTCCGGCCGGGCACCGACTGGGTGCTGGAGTACCTGTCGGAAGACCTGTACCCGCGCAAGCGCCTCCCCATCCGAATCGACCCTACGGGGCCGGAGGGCTGGTTCCTCAGGCCGCTCAGGGACGCGGGGGTCGACGTCGTGGAGGTAGCGGCCCGTGAGTACCAGCAGGCGTGCGGTGAAGTGCTGACGGCGGTGCACGACGGCCGGCTCCGGCATCTCGGTCAGGAACCGCTCGACCGTGCCGTGGCGGCCGCGGCGAGGCGCGACATCGGCAAGGAAGGCAGCTGGGTCTTCGCACGGCCGGGCGTCGTCGACATCAGCCCGCTCAAGGCCGCCACGCTGGCCGTATCCGGCGTTGAGAAGAAGCGGAAGCCGCGAATCCACGTCCTGACCGGAGATGACGCATGAGCTTCTTCGGGAAGATCTTCGGGAAGCCGAACCACGCGGGCGTCACGGCGAACGCGAACACGTCACCCGGCGACCCGCCGACCGTGGGCGGCGCAGACTACACGCCCGGCGACCCGGACGGATTCGAGGTCCGCTACGACCCCGTGGCACCGCAGACGTTCCTCCGGGTGGCGCCGTCGCCGTGGGACGGCTGGCCCGCGGAATGGTCGACGCCGGCATGGGACTGGAACGGCCGGTTCAACGCGCTGGTCGATATCGCGTGGACCTGTATCGACCGCTCGGCGCAGGTACTGTCCGCGATGCCGGTCTACCGTACACGCGGTGGCCGGATCATCGACCCGAAGTCGTGGATGAAGAACCCGGACCCGACGATCTACACGTCCTGGCAGGAGTTCGCGAAACAGTTGTTCCGCGACTGGTTTATGGGCGAGGCGTTCGTCCTGCCGATGTCGTTCGGTGCGGATGGATTCCCGTTCACGTTCCGGGTGATTCCTCCGTGGGCCATGCATGTCGAGCTCCGCAACGCACGGCGGACGTACCGGCTAGGCGGGTCGGCAGGGGTCGACGTAACCGATGACATTCTACACATCCGCTACGACTCGGATACCGACAGGGCACATGGCCGCGGCCCGCTCGAGGTCGCGGGCGGCCGCAAGATCACTGCCGGCCTGATCGAGAAGTACACGCGCGAGGTTGTGGGGAACGGCGGGGTGCCGCTCTACACGCTAGAGACGACCGAGGAACTGTCGCCGGACGACGCGCAGGACTTGATGCAGCAATGGGTTACGAGCCGGAAGGCGAACCTCGGCGCGCCGCCCGTGCTTGATAACGGCGTTGCCCTCAAAACCCACCAGTCGATGTCGCCGAAGGACATGGCGATGATCGAGATCGCGCAGTTCACGGAAGCGCGGATCGCGATCCTCCTCGGCGTGCCGCCGTTCCTCGTCGGGCTGCCGTCCGGTGGCTCGGAATCAATGACGTACAGCAACGTGTCGCAGATGTTCGACCAGCACGACCGCATGTCGCTTAGGCCGGCGGCCGCGACCGTCATGTCCGCGCTTTCTGGCTGGGCGCTTCCATCCACGCAGGGGGTGGAGCTGAACCGGGACGAATACAGCCGGCCGGACTTCGCGTCACGCATTGATGCGTACGTCAAAGCGATCGAGGCCGGGATCATGTCACCCGAAGAAGTGCGCATTGCAGAACGGTTGCTCGGTGACACTCCGGCACTACCGGAACAGGACGAGCCAACGACGCTCGCGCTGATGGGAGGTACAGGCCAATGAGCAAGGATCGGCCACCGCTGGAAATACGATCAGCGGTCGAAATCTCCGGGGTGAACCATCCCGAGAGACTGATCACGGTGATCGCCGTGCCGTACGAGGAGACGGCGCTTGTCAAATACCGAGGTGAAGTGTGGGCAGAGACATTCCTGCGCAACGCCTTCGATGGGATCGAGCAGCGGGCGGGCAATGTCCGCGTAAACCGCGAGCACCGGAAGGGTGACACGGTAGGCAAGATCGTCCGGTTCGAGCCAGCACACTCTCTTGGATTGCTGACGGACATCCAGGTCGCAAAAACGGTGCGAGGCGAAGAAACACTGGCGCTCGCAGAGGACGGGATGATCAGCGCGAGCGTCGGGTACGGCGTCAGGCCGTCAGATCAATTGCTAAACAGGGACACCACGCCACCCCGCCGCGTGATCCGAAAGGCGTTTTTAGACCACCTGTCACTGGTCGAGGACCCAGCATACGACGGCGCGAAAGTGCTCGAAGTTCGTGAGACTGAGCGGGACGAGGCGGCCGATATGCTACTGCCGGAGACGCCGGCTCTGGATGAGTGGATGTCATATCTCGCCAGACGACAGGGGGCAGGTAGCAGGTAGGACGTTTTAGTCGTTCGCTGACCGAGAGGGTTTCGTGCCGTAGGGCGCGCCGCTGACCGAGAGGGTCGCCGCTGACCGAGAGGGTCGAGATCGCATCAGTTGACCTTTTAGCGGAGACAATCCAATGGGCGACACCCAGACGGACACGATGATCCTTCGCATCGAGAAGGAGATCGCCGAGAAGGAATCGATCATCGAGGCGAACACCGGGGCCGCGAACGAACGCGGCAACGACCTCACCGAGACGGAGAAGGAACTCAACAAGGCGGCGGCGACCCGTATCGGCGAGTGCGAGGCGCAAATGTCCGCACTGTTGGAGCAGCGCGGCAGGATGGAGGCAGCTCGGAAGCGGCAAGGCGAGATTTCGCGCGAACTCTCGAAGATGCGCCGTGAAGTAGACAGACCTGACGTGGAGTACCGGAGCGCCGGCGCCTGGGCTCTCGACAGCTACAAGTCCGCGATCGGCGACCGTCAGGCGCGCGAGCGGCTGGAGCACTTCTGGCGTGTCGCGGACCACCAGACGACGCCGGACAACCTCGGGGTCATCCCCGACCCGATCGTCGGGACCGTCATCAACTTCATCGATGCGGCACGCCCCATCGTGTCGTTCCTCGGGCCGCAGGCGATGCCGTCGGCGACCTGGCACCGCCCGGTCGTGACGCAGCACACGTCGGTCTCGACGCAGGGCTCTACGGGCGGCTCATCCGAGGAGAAGGTCGAACTCTCCTCGCAGAAGATGCTCATCACCCGGCTGACCGCCAACGCAGTGACCTACGGCGGCTACGTCAACGTCTCGCGTCAGAACATCGACTTCTCGAGCCCGCAGGTGCTGGACATCATCATCAACGATCTGGCCGCGCAGTACGCGATCCAGACGGAACTCGCGATCGGTGCGGAACTGGCCGCGACCAACACCAGTGCGGTCGCCTACGGGGCAGCTGGCGACGAGACGGCCGCAACCCTGGCGGCGGCCGTGTGGGAAGCCGCAGCGACGGCCTACACGGCGACCAAGGGGCAGGGACGGCTCATGCTGGCGATCGCGCCGGACCGGCTCGCGCTGTTCGGGCCGCTGTTCGCGCCCGTCAACCCGCGGGACGCCCAGTCGCCCGGCTTCACCGCCGGCATGTTCGGACAGGGTCAGATGGGCACCATCGCCGGCGTACCGGTCGTCATGTCGGCCGGGCTGGCCAATGGCGAGGCGTTCGTGTTCTCGACCAGCGCGGTCGAGGTGTTCGAGCAGCGTGTCGGAATGCTCCAGGTCACGGAGCCGAGCGTGCTCGGCGTTCAGGTGGCCTACGCGGGCTACTTCACGGCCCTGACGATCGAGGACGACGCGATCATTCCCCTCACTGCAACCTCGTAAGGGAGGCATGAATGTCTGATCTCGTGCTGAACGCGCTACGGCGCAACCGCGAGATCGCTGAGACGGCCGGCCAGTTCAGGCGGGTCGAGCGCATCGACGCTCGGCTCGCCGAACTGGCACAGTCGGAGCGATCAGCGGAAAAGAAGGCCAACGCAGAGGTCGATGCGACACCCGCCGCCGCCGAATTGGCCAATGCCGAGGGCATCGACCTGACGGGCGTCGAAGGCACTGGCGAAGGCGGCCGGATCACGAAGTGGGACGTAGAGGCGGCGATCAAGGCGGCGGCCGATGAGGCGTAATGGCGCTCGGTGACGCTTACGCCACGACGGGCGATCTGGCGGACCGGCTGGATAGCGACCTGGACGAAGCGGCACTGTCCGCGCTGCTGGACGCTGCCTCGCGGCACGTCGAGGCGTACACGCGGCGCCAGTTCAACAGCGAGGAAACCGCGTCGACCCGCCGGTATCGCGCGCTCGACCGTGAGCGTCTGGCCGTGGACGATTTCTATACGACGATGGACCTCGCCGTCGAGGTCGATGGCACCGTGTGGGACTCGTCCGATTACGACCCGCGTCCGTGGGATGGCGTGGTATACGGCCGGATCGAATGGCCGTTCTCGGACCTGTTCGCGGTGGGCAGGAACTGGCCGACCCACAACTTCCGGCGCGCGACGATCGAGGTCACGGCGCGTTGGGGCTGGGAGTCGGTGCCGGAGGCCATCAAGCAGGCCACGCTCGACGTAGCGGAAATCATGTCGGTCGGGGCGGGCGTAGCGAGTGGCGGCAGCTTCGTGGTGAGCGAGCGGATCGGTGACGTGTCCGTCGGCTTCGGGACACCGCGGGTCGACCTCGGCCATAAGGATGTGCCGCGCGCGCTGGTGAAGGCGGCGCCGTACCGCCGGAAAGTGTTCGGGGTCGGCTGATGGGCGTCGTCACACGGCATGCGATCGACACGGTGACGCTGGAAGCGGCTGGTGCGCTGGATGGACAGGGCGCCCCGTCGTTCGGGTCTCCGGTCAGTGCGTTGGCGCGCGTGGTCCTCGAGGACGAGACGGCGTTCCAGGCCGATGGGACGGAAGTAAAGACGCAGCTCACGATGTGGATTCCCGAAGGCGAGACGTGGCCGGAGCAGGGCGACCGGCTCACATGGCAGAGCGTGAAATACATCGTGGTTGAACGGAAAGAACGGGCGAGCCTGGTGACGGGCACAGATCACGTCAGGGTGAGGGCACGAGAAGAATGAGCGATGTCTATCTGAACAAGGGCGCGCCGTGGAAACGGCACGACGGCTCGGTGATCGAGCGCGGCGCCGAGTTCGTGCCCACGCACGACGAACTGACCCGAAAGGCCCACAAGCTGGAGTACGTCGAGCCTGGTGGGACGCCAGCCGTCGCCACTCCCCTCAGCGCGGACGTCGAGGACTACGCGCTGGGCGGCGGCTGGTACTCGATCGACGGCGAGAAGATTCAGGGTCGCGCCGCGGCCACCGAACGCCTGGCCTATCTGGAAGGTGACGCATGAGGGCGCGCATGCGGAACGCGGACGTCGTCCTCGAGACGTTCACGACGATGCGCAAGTCCGCTCCGGGCGAGACCTCGAAGGGCGTCCGGGCACTCGCCGACTCGATCCTCAGGGACGTGAAGGACTCGCGGGCCGGGGTCGGTGTGCCGCGCGACACGGGCGACCTCGCGAACTCGGGCGTCGCCACCGGGCCGGACGCCGCTGGCGTGTCGCGGGTCACGTTCGGCGGCCCGGCCGCGCCGTACGCGCTGTTCGTCCACGAAATCGCGGCCAATTACGCCCTCGGCGAGACGCGCTACCTGGTCCGTGGCGTGGACCGGGCGCAGGCGGAAGGCGAGCCGCTGAACGTGCTACGCGGGCTCGCGCTTGAAGTGGTCCGCCG